CGTTCGCCTTGCTCGCGCAAAAACTGCATTTGCGGAGACTCATTAAATGCTTGGTTAAATGCCTCTTGGCCTAGCGCTCCAGACAAAGCCTGCTGCATTTGCAGGGCATTAGTGCCTGCTTGCTGATAAGGGTTAAACATCCCTTCCGCACGACCAAATGCGCCAGTAATATCCTGACGGCCTTGGCCTATGCCTTGGTTGAATGCCTGAAGACCTTGAGCAGTGCCTTGTTGGATTTGACCCGTTGCTTGAGCCTGAGCCGCTCTAATCGCATCCTCTGCGCGTCCAAAGCCAGTGCTTAGATCACCCCTACCCTGTGTTAAACCAGAGACTAGACGATTGTAAGCCTCCTCAGAACCCGTAGAGATGTCACCACGAGCCTGACCAATGCCTGAAGATAACTGGCCCTGCGCTGCTGCTAAGCTACTAGCTAAATCGCCTCGGCCTGTAGCTATACCTTGGCTAAGAAGGTCTTGAGCTTGAGCTGCACCAGTAGAAAGGTCATCTCTTGCAGTTGTTGCTCCGGTGGTAATGTCACCTCGCGCAGTGCCTGCCGCTGCATTAATTAAATCTTGAGCGGTGGTAGTTGCGGAAGTAATATCACCTCTGGCTGTTGTAATGCCAGTGTCTAGCCTATCCAGACCTTCAGTGACTCCGGTAGAAATATCGCCTCTAGCGGTTGCTGCTGCGGCTGCTAGATCGTTTAGACCTATCTGAGTCTGACCAGTTAGATCATCTCGTCCAGCTTGGTTAATAGTGTTAAGAAGATTTAGAGCATCACTAGCACTGCCTGTAAGAGCTGTTTCTGCTCCGGCTAGGCCTGTGGGAATGTCGTCCCCTTCGCGCCCAAAGGTAAGATCAGCGCCACCTCCAGTTAGGTCAGCGCCAGCGCTTAAATCAGTGCCTGTATTTGCAGACGTAACTGTAGAAGAATATGGGCTAGATACCGTTCCATCATCGTTTACTGTGTAGCCATATTTATCGACTAGAATCTGATCTACAGCACTTAACCCACCCCCTGTATCTTCAGTGCCGCCACCAGTATCTATAGTGCCGCCAGTATCTTCTGGCTGATCCAAGAAGCGATTTATTTCATCCTCTGACACACGGTAGCGATTAGATACTTGGCTGACTGATACGTTACCAGCATCAATCTGAGCCTTGACCGCTTCCACATCGGTCATGTTGTAGTCTCTGTCGGCTTTAACATCGCTTAGGATGCTGTCCACGACCTGATCCTCTGACAACCCTGTGTTTTGCGTTAGGTAGTCCGTGACATCAGATACTTCTGCGTCAAAGTATGTAGCCACCTGTGGTGCGGTAGCTATACCGCCAACGACCATAGATTCGAGCTTGGAAACCTGAGCAGGAGTAAAGTTTTTCTCCTTGAAGGTTTCTTTAGGGATTTCCGTAACAACAGAAATAACCTCGTCCGGCTCTACGTTGAAGTGTTTGGATACGTCAGTGACATTGATCTGACCAGCATTCATTAGGTCAGTAACCGTCTTAACCTGCTCGGGTGTGTAGTTGCCCGTTGGAGGAATAGACTTCATTACGTCTTTTGCAGACTGGTTATCAATAGTCTTGATAGGAATGCTATCTAGAGGCAACCCTAGAGAAGACGCAGCATAGCTCGGAGTCACGCCAAAATTCTGAGCGACTTCCGCAATGGACGTAGAACCCGACTGAACCAGATTTCTAACCTGATCTATTTCAGCTTGCGTGTAGTCATTATCTACCGCAATACCAGCTAAAGGGTTTATAGCCATTCTTATCGCTCCTGCCCAGAGTTGAGGATTTTACTCATTTGCTCTGTGGTAACTAGCTGAGAGGCTTGAGCTGGGCCGCCTTTGCTGCCAATAGGTGCGCGCTTGCCTTGCTCAATCTCATACTTACCGATGTTGTCGTAATGCCATTTGGCATAAGACTGCAAGTCACGGTAGTTGGGGTTATTGGGGTCGCCCTCTCTTAGCTGAGGAAGAAGCCGCTGATAGTCGGCTGCGATGTCTGGGTTTTCATTCAGATAGGTTTGAATCTCACCTTGCGAAGTCGTGAAGGCGTTCTTCATCGGCTCAATAGGCTGGAAGTTTAAGCCTTGAGGCTGAGTAAGCCCTTGTAACGATCCGTAGTCCATTTGAGGAGACATAGCCTGCAACGTGCTGTAGTCCATATCCTTACCAAGAATAGCGTTACGCTGAAGCTGAAGACCAGCCAGAAGCGCATTCTGGTTCATCATGCCGCCTTGGTTAATCATCTCAGCAGTTGGCTGGAATGTTTGACCCGCTAAACCAAGACCCTGACCTAAAGCCTGTTGACGCACCGCTTGAGCATTTTGGTAGCCAACAGGCAATTGCTGCATAGCAGCCTGAGCGTACTGTTGCGCCATAGCTTTGTCTGCTTGGTTCATCGCTTGAGCTTCTTCGGTTGCCTTGCGTTGCGCCCGATTAGTCAAAGCAGAACCAGCAATGCTACCTGCCCCCCCAAGCAAAGCCCCTACGCCCTTTGCTCCGCCTAGCGCAGAACCTATTGCTCCTATGAATGCTGGTATTGGCATAATATATCTACCTACTAAATTTTGTTAATTTTACCATACTTAGACCGCAATCCAGCCTTTTGAAGTATCGCCTGCAATGGATGGCTGCATCTTCCTATATTCGATAGACCCACTAGAACCATTGGCATCTATGTACAAACTATACTGCCTAGCCTCTACTACACCCTCCGGCGACCCTGTCCCGACAATAGGAATGCTTAAACTCGCATCCTGAGTAAATTGCCGAAAGGGTTGCTCCATTGTTCCATTAGCGGAAACAATAGGCTGTGCAGCATTTAGCCTTGGCCCTGTCACTTGTCACCACCGATTATGTTAGCTGTGAGTTGGATAATCACAGGCTTAACCGCATCAGTTAGAGTAAATCTAAACACCTCAAACCTAGCCGCCCTGCCGTTCCTGCGCCAGATAGCCCTACGGGTATACTCACCAATCTTACCTATTGAGCGAGAGATAGGGCCGCTCCAAGTCTTGCCGTCTTTAGAGCGTTCTAAGGTAATCTGTGGGTCTATAACGTCTGAATTACCCACGCCTGACTCGACAGTCAATTCTAATGATGGGAAGAACACAGACTGCATATTGTTCTGAAAAGGCTGTGTAGCGACTCTTCTGACAATGGTATTGCCGTATTCTGTATAAACGTCTGGGTCTAACTCACCGATACGACCGTCAATGATGTCACCGCATAGAATCTTATTGTAAGCCTTAACAATAGAACCCACTCTCAAAGCGCCCAAAGCGCCCTCTAAGAACGATTTGCGCTCATGCCACCTCTGGCTAGTAGTGTCGTATACAAGCGTCGTAGAGGGCAGGGAGAAGCCTATAAAGTACGCTCCTTTGCTTGCGTAGGCCCATGAGAAGATATTGGAGACTTGCTCTTCCGTTAGGGTAGATAGTAATGAGTCTATCGCTGTGGTGGAGATTTTAACTGTGCTGTTGCCATTCAACGCCCAAATGGCTGGCCCTTCATTCTCTCCGCCACCTACCCACATGAACGTGTCTTGTGCGTTTACCAATGAGTATGGAGCGTAGCAGCCTTTCTGAAGGAATAGACCTGTACGTTGAAAAGGGAAGTCAGCACCGCCAATGTTCTGGAAAGCCTCAAAGGTCTGACCACCAGAGATGAACAGTTGGTTCTTATAAACCACCGGAGCAACAATATCGTCGGGGTCGGACTCGGCTGTACCGAAGTCTAAGGCGTTATAGCTCAAGCCGTCATTGATGGAGCTTACTATGAACTTCTTAGAATCTGTGGTGACTAAGAAGTAGCCATCTATGAACACTACGAACTGGGGGTTACCATTCGCAGTGAAGTCCGAATCTGTAATCTGTGAGAAGGTATCCGTCACATGATTGTAGATGTACCCATTCCCGTTAGGAACAAGCACCATAAGCTGTGTGCCGTTGTCAGCCATAGAGACACGAGCAGTGCCTGCAATGTCACCGATGAAAGTTAAGCTGTAATCATCACCAGACTCATCTAACCTGTAGAGCCTGTCACCATTGACAAAGTACGGCTTGCCAGCCATCTCGTGTGCGCCACGGTTGGTATTATCAATGACCCCTGACGTAGCCAATTGCACAATGCCTTCAGTACCGAATAGAGTCTCTTGAGACAGCCCAGTACCCTGAACAATGTTCGGATACCAGTTAGTACACTCTTGCGCTGCGATAGGCAGAGAGTCTGATACATAGAAACCATTCGCTATGGGTAACTGGGTTACAGGCATTAAAGCGCCCCTATAATGGCATCCAGAACAATCAGGTTATCGGTTGTTGATTCGTTCCTGACGAATATCTCAACGTAGTCACCTTCATCTAACTCAAGGTTTGCGAAGGTCGCAAGACTTCTATATAGGCCGCTAGACGTTGTAGTAGTCGTCTTGGTAGACGGGATGACAGTGCCGTTAAGGGCAATGTACATAGATACTGTGTGGTTTGTGCCACTAGCCACAGTCATACTAACAATAGAGTTAATGATATGCCGTGCAGTGTTACCGGTGTGCGTAATGCGTCCCGTGGTGTCCCCAGTGTAGCCAGCCTCATCACCTACTACAAAAGTACCAGCTACCTTTACTGGTGTGGCGGTTGCAGCAATCACTGTTTCTGTGGAGTTGCCGTGCATATTTACATTGGCGTACTCAGCAATGCCCTCTTGGTCAATGGTGACGTAGTTATCAGTAGATGTTAAAGAAATACCATTCCCCGCAACCAGACTAGCAAACACAGGCTGGTCTGCTGTGGTGTTAAGGAAGATAGGTGTGCCAGTAGCATCATTGGCAAAGTTGTGAGATAACTTAATGCCATTCTCTGCCGAGACGTTTGCTAGTACCCCAGAACCATTCTCCAGCGTTCTGATCTTGTTTACAGTTCCATCAACATCAAGCACGGGTGCGCCAGTTACCGCTCCGGTCTGTACAATAGAGCCAGTAACACCAAGGTTAGCTACGAAGTTATCATAGCTAATCTTGTAGTTTGATCCGTTTACAACGTAGTCCAAGTACCCGCCAGCTTGAACGGTGGTCTTAGCTATAAACTCGCTTTTCTTGCGACCTTGTGCATTACCCGCCATTGGTATTGACCTCCAAACCTATTGCGCCTGTAGTCTCGGCGAGTATCTCTTGCTCTTCATCTGGGTAGAAGTGTCCGTTCAATCCGTAGGACTCGTCTTCATTACCAGAGCCTAAAGGCAAAGTAGAAGGCAGTCGTGATGCTCTAATCCTTTGACCAATTGTCCTCATGGTCTGCATACCCTGACGCGCTGCCAGAGCTAGACCTTCTGAAACCACGCCTCCATAATCAGGAGCGACCTCAATCGCCATATTAGCGATGATGCCTCTTAACGCGCCTGTAGGGACTGTGACTTCATCACCAAGGCTATCTACCTCGGTATAACCCAGCATGATGCCCTGAGCATCTAACTGAGCCATGTAATTATTTAGGGCGAATATGTAGTCTTGGTACTCATCTGGCTCAAGAGGAGCCTCGGATGCTTGTACCAGAATCCGCTGTAGTGACGCTTTTGCGACTTGTGCGACAGTAGCCATTACTCGTAGGTAGCTCCACTCTTGGTGCTTTTCATAGACTTCTTCTTGCGCTTCTTGGCTTTATCAGCAGCCTTCATGCCTTCTTTCGTGTACGGGTATTTCTTTCCGCCGACCATTGGCATAGTGTCACCTCACTCGAATGTTGGTTTCTTTGCTGTCTTTGCTGCCTGCTTAAACGCTCCAGCAGTAGGTGCGCCTTTTGAGCCTACCTTACGCATTCTCTCAGGGGTTTTCCCTTGAGCCTTTTGACGCTTTATGCGTTTACGCTTCTTGTGGATGTTCTCGTACAATCCAGCCATTACTCATACCTCACAGACTTAGCGCCTTTGCACTTCCAACGCTTACGGCTTAGGTTGTTTGGGGTATTAGGATCATTCTGCTTTTCTTTAGGTAGTCTCTTCTTGATACCTAATGACCTAGCACAATACGAGTCACCTTTCTTCGTTCCGGCGCGTACTCGTGATCCACCGTCCTTAGCTTTTCCAGCCTGCCCGTAGGAGACCTTCTTACCTGACGCTGTAACCTTGACCTTAGCCTTGCCTTTACTGGGTTTCGCCATATAGAGAAAAAGGGGGCCGAAGCCCCCTCCTCCAAGTTATACGCCGAAGCCTTGGCCCGCGAAGAGCGGGTTGAAGCAAGCATATGCAGGCAGAAGGTCGAAACGAATCTTCTGCGTGTTGGCATCACCGTCTGCGTACTTAGATACGCGGATTGAGAAGCCATCGCTAGTAGTAGCGATTGTGTCAGTAGAGTAGAGCTTAGGCAGCTTCACAGTACCGATGCCGAACGCCTGCTTAGTGTAGAACAGGTTAGGCTGGTACAGAGTTGAAGCAGCACCAAGGATAGTTACAACATCGCTGATTGTAGGAGCAGCAGTGACGTTGTTGTACTGACCGTTGGTCTCGTAGATAGCAGCGCCAGATACGACTACAGTCGCAGCGCCACCAGTGATAGTCGCGTCAGCAACAACAGTACCAGTCCAAGGAACTTGTGCGCCAGAAGCGTCAAGGATGGGCTGACGAGTTGCTACGTTCAGACGGTTAACGCCTGTGATAGTAACCATATCACCAGCTTTGATAGTAGTGCCGTCAAGACCTGAGATGCTCAGAGTCTGCTGCATAGTGTCCTTAGCTGTGACGTAAGTCGCATCAGGAGTTGCTGCAAGCGCGCCAACACGGTCAGACGAGTCGCCTGAAGTGTAGCTAGACAGAGCATTAGAAGTCAGAGCCATCATGCCACCAAAGTTCTGGCTGATCTGCGCCTTCTCCCAAGCTGTACGCACAAGGCCGTCAGCCGCGTTCAGACCGTTCTGAGCTGAAGACAGCGCAGTAGTCGTGAATGGGTTCATGATGTAATACTTCTCGTCGCTCATAGGAACGCCAACAGAGTCCATGATCGCACCAGCACCAGCTACGTCACCCCAAGCATCAACAGCAGTGCCGTGAGTACCATACTTCAGTGAAGCGTTGTTGCGGATGAATGAACCAAGATCAAGCTCCATATCTGTGACGATGCGGCGAGCCATTGGCTCAAGGATTTGATCAAGCTGGTCTAGCTCCAGAGCTTCCTCAACATTGCCCCACTCAGTAGCGGCAGTGAAGTAGTCCTGAACTGTACCAGTCGCCTTACCTGCAATGATGTCGCTCTTATCGCTTGAGCTGATATCACCGCCAGAGGTACGGATGCTGTTGTAGTCGTGTGGACGCTTGAAGTCTACGTTCGAGCCACTTGCGGGGCTGAACTTGCCAGACAGAAGCTGTGTGTTGACCGTCTTGGTCAGAACTCGGCTTGACTCAAAGGCTTCAAGGAAGACCCGAGCCACTTTCCGAGTGACGTTACTATTAAGATTGTTAGCCATGTTACATTTTCCTATTCAAATACTGCGCCTTGTGGCCCTCTAGGTTTGGGGGCTTTCCCAGCGCCGTGTGGTTGCTCCAAAGGATCAGGAGCGTTATTTACCTTGGGTTTAAGAGCAGCAGCCTTCTGCTTTACCGCTGTAGCTACATAAACTGCCGCCTGTGTAGGTGGCATCTCTCGTAGCTTCTCCAGTTCCAGAAGGTTCTTAGATAGATAGGTGGTAATCAGTGGCCCTTGGTCTTCTTCCAGTATGTACTGAACTAAGTCCTCGTGAATGCCAAACTGCGCTACCGTGTTACCTGCTACCTGCAAATCCTCTGCCTTAATTCCTAGCTTGGTAGCTCTGTCGGAATAAGACTGAACTCTTTCGGTTATTGCTTCTTGCTGCTTTTGTTGCTGCTGATATTGCAGTTGTTCTTGCTGCTGTTTCAGCATTTGCTGTTGCTGGTCGTACGCAATAGCTTGCTTTAGCGCCTCATCTCTTAGATACAGTTGCCGCTTGTACTCCTCATCGGAGACTGCAAACGGGTCTGGTATCGCAGGGACTTGTGGCCTCCGCTGTTCAGGAACTCTAGCCTCTAACTCTTCGAGCCGCTTCTTCAGGGCTTCTGCTTCCCGCTCCTTCTCTCGGAGCTTGAAAACCTTCTTCCCTACAGCCTCATCAAGTATTCGCTGCTGGTCTTCGCTGAACTTGACCTGTTTAGACTCAGTGTCCTGAGCTTCCGGTGCTGACTCGGTATCCTGATCCTCATCAGAATCTTCAGTTTCTACTACCTCCTCTTCTGTGGTTACGTCTTCCTCAGAATCGTACTCGTAGTTATCCTCTGGTTGCAGCTCGCTCATATCTTGCCCCTTATAGGTAAAATGCCCTGAATAGGTCAGGTGGCCTGTGGCTGATTATAGCATAGTGTGGTAAAAAGCAACACAAAGTGGCTAATTAGGCTAACAAGTGAGGAATTAGACCAATGAGCAATATATACGATGCGTTTGAAACAGATGACCCAGATCAGATGTCTGACATCCTGTTAGCGACAATAGGGGAATTGATAGAAGCTGACAGGGCCGGAGATAGCCCTATCATTGAGGAGTTGTGGGAGAAGGTAGAGGAGATGATAGCCAGCTTGGTTGAGGCTGTTTAGGTTATTCGTACCCCATTATGCGTCTATAGGTTTTTCTTGCAGCGCCTTCACCAGCCTCTGTAAAGCCACCTGATTGCGCCATAGGATTTTGCGACCTATACAAGTAGGATAGGTTGCCACCAATGCCTTGGCCTTGCATTTGGTCTACGACAGCTAATTCGCTACTGTCTCCACCACCGAGCATATAACCAATGACATCCTCTTCCCCTAGATCGGGGTTATACCCAAGAGCATATACTCCATCGCCGCCTTCAACATATCTCACTACTTCGCCAGATGGCAATTCTTGAGCCATTATTTCTGAGGCATTACGAGGAGCCATTCCGTACATGTCACCCATACTAAGATTAGGCCGTGCCTCTGGAGCTATGCGTGTACCTTGAGGGTTAATAGCACGGATATACTCATCTTCATCCATATCGTAGATATCTTTAACAACACTTTCTTCGGGAGAGTAGCGTCTTATCGCATTCCATAACCGCTCAGGATTCTCCACTCTTGAAGTGTATAACTGGCGCAAAGCAGAAGGAGCAGTCATCTGCATCCTACCAGTAGCTTCTCGCGCCAAAGTCTCGTCATTAATAGCTTTGTATTGGTCAAACTCAGGCAGTAGTCTTAATTGATAATATTTGGTTTTGATATCCTCAAAGGCTTGATAGCCTTCTCGACTCTTGTCAGCTATATCTTTGGCATCTTTTAACTCTTGCTCGAACCCTTCTTCAGGAAGGCTAAGCAGGTACTGCATACGTCTTTTCTTTTGCGAGTTACTAACCGAATCCATTGAGTTATCTAACAAAAATTGTGCTGCGTTTCGTGTCCATTCTTGGAGATTGTCTTTGCTTGGGTCGCCGAATGTATTATGAACCATCCCTGACATGTTCCGATACTGATAGGTGTTTCTTAAATCCTTAAAATCAGGGTTAGCAGAAGACGCGATATTTTGAAGCTGTCTTAAGTTTTTCGTGCTGCCGATCAAATTAATGTCGCCACGAATATTGTTAAACTCTACCCAATCATCCAAATATGGTGCTTGGTCTCTTTGTTCCGCTTGCTCCATCAATTTTCTAGCTGAACTAGGGCTACCGCCCCCGCTTCTGCCTTCTACTCCAGAAACAGCGTGTTGCAATTCATGAATCATGCTGCCTAAAGGACGATTCCTTTTAGTAGAATCAGGAATACTGACGTTAAGACCTATCTCCCCAGTTTTTGGTAACACATAACCGCCAACGCTAGAATCAGGGTCTGCATAAACATTGAAAGGTCGGTTTGCTAGTGCTGGGTATGCCTCAAACAATTCAGGATGAGAGACATAATCACTGACAATTCCTGTAAGCCCTTGCTCAGATGTTGCTGGATAAGTCCCTGCGGCCCGCAAGTCATTAAGTATTTTGCCTCTGTTCAAAACAGCGTTAGCATCAGGTATCTCATACATCCAATTGCCATCTAAGTTTTTCTCCCACCCTGTCTGCGCTTTGATTTCAACAGGGGAGATTCCACGGTCAGCAAGCTCTTGAGCCGCCTCCATCGCTTTTAAGTCCGCAGTCCGAGAGTTAGGGCCAGCAAATATATCTGATCGT